GCCCCGCGTTTTGAACCCCCCTGGAAGATTAGAAAGAGTGCCAGCATCAACAAGCTGACGAAGAATGCTAGTACCAGACTTAGCAAAAGCCCCAATGAGGTGAATAAGACCAAAGCAATAAAAACCAAAACCTGGGATATAACCGTAATGAACGAAGTGGTTACGTTTCGCATGTGTGTCATCATCTGGTTCCCAGTTCCGTCGAATTGCAAGAACATTACTTGTCCCTTTCTCAATAGTTACCACATAAGGAAGGGCAATACCCGTTGGCTTGCCGTCGTCATCTTTATGCTCGTGACCGGGAAGGTCTAGATTGACATGCATCTCAAGAAGTTTGAAGCGATCATCCGACGTAGCTCTAAAGCCCATCTTCTCCGCAATCTTCTTCTCTACTTCATCAAGTGCATTAACAGGCTCACCTAAATCAACTTCACGATAGAAGCCTGCAACTTGCAATTTAACTAGCTCGTTCTTGGTCTTACGCATCACATGCGTGACACGCTCGGAAGTTTCTATATTGCTAGCGCCGTAAGGGACAACAATGTCTTCTGCAGGTACAAATATAGATGCTTGACGCTCTAAACCTGGATCGTAGTACACCTTTTTAAACGCATTACCTGAAAGCCCTAAGCCCCATAGCATGCGCTCATGCTCAGGACGATATTCCTTCATCACATCTGTAAGCTGGTAGTTCATGTCTTCTTTGACACGTTCTGCCGCATCTTTTTTCTCTGGCGTCTCACGCCCGATGATCTCAATCTTTACAGGACCCGCTGCTGGAAACGTTTCCATCATGGTCTCTGACTGAAACTTAACTAGTGCTTCAGAGAGGAGCGGATGGTACACACCACATGCGCCTTCCCATGGTTCTGTGCGCTCTTCAATCTTCATGCCGAGTAGTTCTAAACCATCTACATAAGTCTGCATCCAGTCTCTACGAGAAGAGATGTCATCATCGAAGTCAGAAATTAATTCAGAGGCTAAGGACTGAAGGTCTTGTTCATCCATGTACTCTGCTAGGTTTACAGAGAAATCTTCTTCAGACTCTTCGTCTGGTTCAATGCGAATACTTAAAGGTCCAATACCAATCTCAACTGACTCGGGATCTTCAATAGCAATCTCAATAGGCTCTTCCTCTATGGCTAACTGCTCCATACCTAACGGTGCTTGATATAAACTTTTTTCAATTGCCATAATTTGCCTTATACGTTGTAGTATCCCTTGTGTCTACGGGATTTAAACGATGTTAGTTCGTCTTTATAGTCAGAATCCAATTGCACAAAGCCACCACGTCTGAATCTTAACAGGGCTTGAGACATACTGTCCACTAAGTCATCATGCTCGCCACTAGGAAAACTTGCTACTTCTTCTACTAGTTCTTCTGCCCAGTGAGTTCCTGGAACCCACACTTTACCACTTGCAAATATATCTGCCACCGCATTTAAACGAGCAATCTTGTCATTGCCTTTGCTAGGTGTGAACTCTTGGACAGGTATACCCATTGCTCTAAGCTCAAATATTAGGGGAGAACCCGCTGCTTTAGCCTCTACGATCATGGCGTCTGGTTCCCACTCTTTATACTCTTCATAAGCTTTTTGTTTTAATTCGGGAAACTCCATCCGTCGCTTAAACGCATTTAAAAGGATAATATTAGCGCTAGTAACCCCTACCGCATTGTCCCGATAGAACACACCCCACGTTGTACAGGCGGAATAGTCTGCTCTTTCCGATTTTAAAAATGCCGTATCCCATGATTGAATGACAAATTCACACTGTGGAGGCGTTTCTTCCTCCCAAATTCTCCACCATTCCCGTTTAATGATTGCCGAGACGTCAGAAGTTGGCGCTTGCATGTACTGAGCCTGCCATTTACCCGCTGGAAGCTCGTTTTTTAGGGCTAAAAGCTGTTCTATAGGCCAAAACTCAGGCCAAAGTGGCTCGCCGTCATCAAAAATAGCTGGAAACTCAATAACTTTCCATCCTTCACCCTCTCTTTGAGCGTCCGCCTTAATAACTTGACCCGTTAAGTCCTTCTTAGACCACCGTGTCATTACAATAATGATTGCCCCACCTGGTTGCAGACGCTGTCTTGGACCTGAGGTGTACCATTCGTACGTTTTATCGTAGATTTCTGGGTTTGTTTCGCTTATTGCGGCTTCTTGTTCTGAATGTGGGTCGTCAATAATGAGAATATCAGCGCCCTTACCAGTGACCGCTCCGCCAACACCGATTGCAAAGTAGTCTCCACCCTTATTAGTTGCCCAACGACCTGCGGCTTTACTATCTGCTTGGAGCCCAACTCCCGGAAATATTGACTTGTATATGTCTGAGTCGACCAAATTACGGACTTTTCGTCCGAAGCCCACAGCAAGCTCAGCGGTATGGGAGGTTTGAATAACTTTCTTCTGAGGATATTTACCCAAAAACCAAGCAGGAAGGAGGTAACTAGCAAATTCAGATTTTGTATGCCTAGGGGGCATATTAATAATAAGTCTTTTACACGTTCCATTTGCTACCTCCTCGAATGCGGCTGCCATCTCTTTGTGGTGGCGACCTTCTATGAACACAGGCCAGACCTTCTTTACGAATGCCATGAACCGTACTTGGGCTAACTCTTTGTTCTGAAGTTTTTCTAATTGCTCTAAATCTTCTGCAAGTTTTACCTGTTCTCCCTCTGAGAGTAAATGCAGTATTTTAGGTATGTCTTTGAGGGAAACGGTGTCTAGGAGGCTATTCATATTTATTTTTAATTAGCCCTCACTTTTTGCCTTCAAGCTCGTCTACCGTCGCTTCTGCGTTTACTTCTACTGGAGTACCCATATCTACCACACCTAAGATGTCGTCTAAAGTATCTGTGGTAACTGCGTTCTCGGGGGTAATATCTTTAGCATTTAATAGGCGCTTGACCCGCTCTTTAATCGCCGACTCCAGATCACTGCTGTTTTTGTAGGTCACAGTTACTTCGGATCGCTCCGTAAATAAGGCTATATCGGAGTGCTTACCTAGGAGCTCCAAGGCTTTGAGTTCGAACCGAGGGTCCCCACAGTTGGCTAGCTCTAGTAGCTTATTGGTAAGCGCCGCACGAACGTCACTCATCTCGGCAGCTATACGTCCGCTATATACACGCAAAAACTCCCGTGCAGCAAATGCAACAGGTGGGGTAGATAAAGCAGTTTTATCCTGAGTTTTTACAGCTTTATCTAGAAGACTTGCCGTTTTTACTGCGTCTTCTTGGGTGATCTCAGGGGGAGGACCAAGTTGTTCTAAGAGATCTTGGGTGTTGGCAATGACTGCAAGTTCTTCTGCAAAAGACGAAGTTTCTACATCCGCCATGTCGTACGGAGGAGGAATGTCCTTGGTAGGCTCAATATTAATTGTCATTGCAGGGCGTAATACAAATAAATGCGCTCCAGTTTTCTGAAATATAACACAGCAAAAATAAAAGGAGCAATAGGTGGGGTACTAACGGTCCTAGATATGTGAAGCCAAATCCGCTTTCCCCCGTGCTCACGTGAAGAGCAAGAAAATTATATTTGAAAAATATACCCCCCGGGGGGTATGCAAATAAAAAAGATATGGGGGGTGTTTCTATGTGGGAGATTGTGGGAGAGTTGTGGATATTTGAGTAGGGGGAGGGGGGTTAAGTGCGCCAGGTGTAAGCATAGGGAGTTTTATAAAACGCAGAATCCTTTGTGTAGATTAGTGTGTATAGGTGGACTAACAATCCTTTTTATAAAAATGGGGGTGTGGGGTCGCTTGCTTTTTACCTACCTAACATTGTTAGGGGGTGGCTATTTATTGTTTCTATTTTGTGTTACGAATATGATTATAATAGCGATAAGCAGATCAAATCTGTGATTGCTGTAAAGGTTGAACTAGGTGGGGATCGAATCCCACGTGACCCGAGCAGAGACCGCTTAGACCTAGGGGCTGATAACCCTAGCGAGTGCACGATCAACCTAGTATTTTCTTTCTAACCATTTAAAAGGATTTAATCATGGATCAAGTATTTGATGTTGCTGATTTAATTACTGCTATCGAGCAAGCCCGTATTAACGTTGCTGAGGGTTTGCGTGGTGCGTATGGTGCGAAGGTTGCATATGCTGGTTTGCTGAATCAGAAATGGGAAGGGTTCGATTGGTTTGAACTCAAGCATAACGATTCAAGCGACGAAGGCAAAGCAGTTCGCAAAGAGAAAGAGGCATTTTACGAGGTCTTAAAGGGTGAGCAACATTCAAACCCCCACAAGATCTGGGGCGACATTAGGGGTTACGCTCGCACCGAGCGGTATGGCAAACCAGTAGTTGAGGGTGCTGAGGGTGCTGAGGGTGGCGAGGGTGAGGGTGGCGAGCAAGGTAGCGACAACGCCAAGCATAATCGCTCACCCCAGTTGCGTAACCTTGAAGAACTTACAGCATTATTTAAGTTCAATCGTCGCCAAGATTCATTGAGTGACGAACTCAAGCAGTGCCAAGCATATATCGCCAAGGCATTGGAATCGTTAGGTGTCAATGTAACAATGATTGGCGACTAACATTGTTAGGGGGGTGCAGTTTGCCCCCCTCTTTCTTTCTCTTACTTTAATAGGTGCAATATGTCAAACCTTAAGCAAATCTACTCAAGTATGACTGATGCAGATATCGAACAAGAACTAAT